ATATATCTCCACAACACAAACTGTTTTCTTGCATTTCTTCTAATTCTTCTATACAACTGCTACACACATCTGTATCTTCATATTTAGGTTCACTGTCACAACGTTTACACCAATCAACCTCACCATCCCACATAGTGGGATCTTGGTAAGATTGACGTGTTGATTTTAACCAGTCATTAAACTGTATATTCATAGTAATATGATTTTATTCTTTCTATAATACCTCTACCGTTTGCAGTATGAAAGCCATAACTGTGTGTATGTAAAGATGGTATAGGTGTATTTTCTACTAATAAGTGAAACAAGTCCCACTCATTGTCATAATCTATATCTTGTTGTGTCTGATTTACAGCGTCTGCCATAGCAAACTCATCATGTCTACACTCTCCATATGTTTCTTCTAGATATGTTTTTACTTCTTCTGCAGTCATATTTTACTATTTTGTGATAACCATTTAATTGCTCTATCTGTAGTTTCTTTATCTCTATTAGATACTTCCCACGTAAATAACAATTTAGTTATTAGTTCGTGAGCTTCTATAATAGATCTATCTTTATCTCGTTTATCTAATTTATGTCCATCTATTTCTGACATTTGTTGTTCAAATAAACTTTCAAAGAATTTTTCATTAATTTGTTCTTTAGTCATACTATATTTTATTAATTGTTTTAAAATAACGTGTTGTTTTCTAGGCTTCAACCCCTTCAACTTCTTCTATTAATTCTTGTGGTGTACCGTGAAATATTTCTCTATTGTTCCAAGTGTCATACACTGTTATTAATAGATTTTCATTACCATTTTCTATTTCGTACAAATATTCTTCACCACAATCTCTTGCGTCAGGAGGATAACAATAAATACCACCTGGACCGTCTTTGAAATGAAAAAACATTTGTGCAGCTAAACACGACATGCCATTAGCTATAAGTCTTTCTTCGTCTAATCCTATACCGTTTACAATAGTATATTTTTGTAACCATTCTGCTAATTCTAAACCGTGTCCTCGTAAATAACCATCATATTGACGATACATACATGTTATAGTTTCTCTTTCGGTTTTTCCATCTTTATCTGTATAGCTCTCTATTACTTTTGTTAATGATCTTGTTCCCATAATTTTAATTGTTTAGATTTAATTGTTATAAGTTTATAAAATTCATTTATTTCGTCACCAGTTAATATTTCACATATTTTACTAAATATTTCTGTTTGTCTGTACGTATCTCCTGTCATAGCGTCTGCTATTATTCTAGCTTTACCAATTGGATTACAGTCAAAGTCATTGAATCCTTTTCCAAGGTCTTTCCTTACCTTTCTCATATATTTTATAATCAGTTACTTCTACGTCCATTTGTTCTAACTCTTGGTGTCCTAATTCTATCCAAAAGTCATCACACATTTCGTCTGTTACATTATCATTAACATCCCAATTGATCATGTCTTCTATTTCTTGTGCATCTGTCGCTTCATATTCAAACTCACAATCATATACTCTTTTTATGTGTAATTTAAACGTTTTCGTTTTCATTAGATTCTTGTTGTATAATTTTAAATTCTTTTCTTATGTATCTCATCATATCGTCCAACATATCATTATAAGAATTTAATGTTATGTGATCTATTTCTACTTTATTGTCATATCCTATAGTGAGCTCTATGTCAAAATCTGATTCACTAAATCTTAAATTAGATACAAAACTATCTAAACCGTCATTTATTAAATTGTATTGTTTTTGTGTTAAACTTGGTTTATTTAGATCTTCTAAAGCTTGTTTCTTTGTTGATATATCAGAGTTTATCATATCTACTTGTGTATGTAGATCATTTACATTTAGTTCTAATTGTTCAATACATTTTTCTAAACTTTCTTGTGTTAATTCGTCTTGGTGTTTTACTATGTTTTCTACTGTTTTAGTTTCCATAATTATTTGTTTTTTGTTTTAGTTAATTTTTTACTTTTTTCTGATATAAGAAACTCCATGTTTTCTTGTAACATTTTAATTTCTTCAAGCAATTCTAATACTTTGTCTTGATATTGTCCTGTAATTCTTTTTTGTTCTGACAATTCTACTTCTACAATGTTTTTAACTTCTGCTACACTGTAATATTGTTTTTCATATTTAAAAATCATACTTAAAATTTATAATGTCTTGTTTAAATTCTTCTGCTCTACCTTTACGTTTGTACCATTTTTCACCACGTAGGGT